GAATTGACTGTTACAATTTCTTTAACCGGACCCCAGTTGAAGAAACCCGCCACTGCACCGATAGAAGTTGATACAGCAGGAATAACGTTAGTAAGATCGATTTCACGAACATTGACTCCGGGGGATACCATAAATGCCATGTTTGAAATCCTCTTTACACTTTAGTTTATAAGAATACATTATACGGTGAACGCACATTTTGCTCTGTGTGTTTCATTACTCTATTTATAGTATTGAAATTTTAGAACAAATTAGTTGGAGTAATCGTCCACACTTCTCCGTCTATGACTTCTGATTCTTCATTGAGACCGTCATCTATGATTCCGAACGGAGGCAGATCATCCTCTATTTGTTTCATTCTCTCTTCATACAACATATTTCTAATATTAACGTCTGTCATGTCACTAAAAAAGCTAGTTGTTGTGAACCAGCCGAACAGGACTAGGTTCATCATAAGATCATCGTGGTTGTTATCAGATGCTTCATAGGATTGACCTTTTGCGACAAATGTTGACATTTCAATTATTGTTTCAGCATCAACTACTTCTAGCTTATTTCGTTCTATTAAATCCTTTATATTTGAGCATCCAATACGTTTTACCTTTTTATTCATACTGACGCCAATCGAATTTGCTTTTACAACAGATTCAACAAATACGTTTTCATACTCTAAATCATAATAGAGAGCATTGCAGACGACTTCTCCTGAGTTATTAGACTCTACTACGATCCAAGCTTCATTAAATGTGTTAGCATATTTGTAGATTATATCAGGAAACAATAGCGGTGAAATGTTGTTATCTCTATAGGTTGCGACCTGCTTAAACGGTTTCACACTCACATCAATGACTGTGAATGTAGAGTAATCCTGACCTCTTCCCTTCGCAACATCAACAAACATCATATATTCATGCTCTGGTATCGGTTTCTCATAAACCTTCACATTATCTTGCTCAAATAAAGGAGTTTGAGCTTTTAGTTCTAATAATTTTTGAGGAGATATGAGAGTGTCGCCGCTTCCTATAAAGGAATTATTGAACTCCTGATCAAACTGAATCTCAGAAGTGTTTTCAATAGTTTCTTTTTTCCATTCTTCATCTCTTCCCGGAACATCCCACCAGTCAACTCTGAGGGGCATGAAGTTGTTTGTTCCTTGAATTGCGCCTTCCCACAGTCTATGAAATAAATTTCCGACGCCATTTGCTGTTGATGTTATGATAACTTTAGTGTTAGTGCCAGAAGTAATTACAGGATAGGTTGAAGTGTAGAATTCATCAGCACGATTAATGAACGCAAACTCATCCAAATATACAACGTTACAATTGTGTATTGTTAAACCTTCTGCATAGAATGAATGCGTCTCAAAAACGTTTATAGCATCATATACTTTCTTTTTTTCATTTGTTTTAGTAATATTGTTAAATGTCTTATTACTATAAGTCTCACCCTTTTGTATATGCTGTGCTTCTACCCAAGTACCATCATCTCTAAGAAATCTATGGTCATCAGTACATTCAATTTGCACACCATCAAACTCTAAAATCGAGGTTTCTTTCTCTCCCATCAATTCAAAGCCATCAAAATCTCTAAACTTTCCTTCAGATAGTATTCTCATTTTCTTTTACCAAGACCTCTTTTCCATCCTTGTGGAACACTATCGTCCTTTTTGATATATTTTCTCTCTAACGTTTCGGGATTGTGTATCCAAATCAAACTTTTATTATTAGCAGGTCTACCCTTTTTTGCTTCAGACATCTTTCTTTTTGCATCTTCGCTTCGCTTCATGCCGCGATGCTTTTCTACTGTCTTTCTTATTTTTTCTGGATTTTTATTTATTTTAAGCATTCTTTTTGAGTGCTCATCGGGATTATTTTTAATCCACGACTTTAATGCTAATGAGATTTTCTCTCTTTGCTCTTCAGGCTTTGGTTTACCTAAAAATCTTTGTCTACACAATTCAGCAGCTCTTATTTTAGCTTCTTCTCTTGCTTCAGTGTCATTTAAAAATTCGTATCTTTGTAAATATTTTTTTATTGCATGTTCTTGTAAATAACTAGAATCGAATCTTATAACACCATCATACACAAGTTTGTTTATTTGAAATTGTCTATCTAATTCAATGTCAGAATCGATATTAAAATGAGAAGATATATCTTTTCTAGTATAAAAAATCACATTCTCATTACTCACCAAATATGATTTACTCCAACTCCAACGTTGATTTTCGTATGCTTTCTTTCTACTTTCTTGAATTTTGTCTAATGTTTCTTTAGTATGTTTTTTACCGAAGAAACCATTATTTTTACCAAAAAGAATACAGACATTACCTCCAATGCTTATATTATATGTGTTATCACTTTCTACCCATTCTCTACAAACAATTTCTCTCTCTAAATCCTCTGCCTCTTTTTTATCATTCGTTGCTAAAATTAGTTCTTGACGCATATTGAGTGGACCATATTTCTCTAGTGCCTTCTTCATCAATACACCAGAACCAAGATAACCATCATTAAAAATAGAACCATTTTCACTTTTTTCATACTTTATATTTTCTAAAGATTTTATGGCATGAAAGCCCACATATTCTTTGTTGTTTATCATGTTAATTGTTTTATATACTGTATAATACAAAGCATTATTCTCTTTACTTAGATGACTTTGCTTTATTTATAATTTTGTCAATTTCAACAAAATAGTAATCATCGCCATCTTCAACGCAAACGCGAGTGTCTCCAGTAACACAACTCTGCCCTCGAATCGAAGAAGAAGATGTTGATGCAGCAAATATCTTTCGAGTGTCTCCAGTAACACAACTCTGCCCTCGAATCGAAGAAGAAGATGTTGATGCAGCAAATATCTTTGAGTTATTTGAAAAGTGAATACTGCCTTTATTCAGAGTCTTACATCCGGGCTGTAAGAAAAATGGTAGGTTTTCAAGAGCAAGTGTAATTCTGCCTAGCATTTCTCTAGCCGTTGAACCTTTGTTGGCTAGGATTACAATAGTTTTTTCTGGATTAAAAATTGCATAGTGTAGTAGCCATGCGCATGAAGAAATTGATTTACCCGACTGGCGCGCGCTTAAAACGATATTGAATCTATTTTTAGTGAAGTTTCTGAACATCTTTTCCTGATAAGGATAAAGATCAAAATTCACAAGACCTTCATCTAGATTGATAACTTTGATATAGTTTCTTGCAAAATAGACGGGATCACGCATACATTTGATGTATTCTTCAAGCTCTTCTTTAGCAAATTCTTGAACTACGCCATCGCGCTTTACAAGAGGATTGCCTAGATAATTTTCTTTATCATTCATCTGTAGGATTTATTTCTCTTTCTTTTAAATCATCAATTAACTTTTTTTGTAGATCAGCGGTTGTTCCGATATAAACATTGTTTTGAGTGAGAGCAGGAGTTTCTTTTTTATTTTCTTGTTTTCTCAGATCTTTTTTATTTTTTTGCAATTCAAATAATCTATCAGCAATTTCTGCGTTTTGCTTTAACATGTTTGAAAGCACTTCCATCGCACGAGGAGACTCAGACTCTCGTGCAAAGTCCATCATGATGTCTATCGCCTCATCACTCTTTTCTGCTAGATTGTAATATCTACTGCGGGCATAGTTATAGTCTTTTTCAATATCGTCAACGTTATCAGACATCGGCTGTATTCCATATTTCTTCTATAGAGACTATTTCAAAAGTATTAGAGCTAGAATCTCCTACTACTGTTTCTGATACTTCAAATCTTGAATCAGGAAATGCAATAGTTGCTTCATTAGTTTGTGAGTCAAATGCTTTAAGAAATCCGACTGAACCAGAAGATGTTCCTACAACAGATTCTCCAATATTAAAATCATTCGAGAGATTAGTGAAAATTACTTTATATGAATTAGGAACATTAAGATTAAAATCAACGTCTATTTCAAATTCGTCCTCAACAGAAGCATCAATAGGATTTACTCTTGTTGCGATAACTTGAAATGATGAGCCAGACTCAGGCATATCTGTATCTGATATGCTTGTTCTAGTCTGTTTGATAATATTAGAGGTTCTATCGTTTATAGGACCGTAAAATCTGACTCTTGTCGTAAACTGCAAAGTGTAAACGATGCTTCTTCTAGTGGTAAAGTCTCCTTCATAATCATCATTCATAGAAACAGAATTAAGCACAAAGGGCATATCAGACAAGAAATTGTCATCAACTTCTTTTACAGTAACAGTATACTCTGGCTTGAAATAAGGCAATATTTGCTCTAGTATCTGTAGACAGTCATCAGTGTGCTTTGCTATAATACTTAACTCAAAAGTTAAATTGTATGTGACAGGAGTGAATACTCTCGGAATCTGATTTGGATCATCTTCAGAGGGCACACAACGAGTGAGTCTTTTCTGTAGAGCATCATCTGAATTGTATTCAATAGAAGTAATCTCAAATGCCATGCGAGGCAACTTGATTGCCATCTTTGGATCATTTAAATCAAATTCTTGCTTGATTCTAGCCAAAAACTTTTGTCTAGGACCATATGATAGAGGCACCTTAATTGTTTGAAGTGCATTTCCAGAGCCATCACGTTTTACAATACTTAAATTGTTGAAGAGAGTCCCAAAAACAGTGACTGCTCTTCTAATCTGTTGCCAGTAGAAGTATTGGCCCATCATATTCTAGGTTCTCCAAACGGATTCTTTTCGCTGAAATCGATAATTTCATCAGCGTCTATTTCAAACTGAGTATTTTGAGCTATCTTATCAGGAGAAAACTTATCTGAAACATCAAATTCTTTTGAGACAACCCAGCTAGTATTTGTGTTATCGTCAAGCGATTCTATATTGATGCCTTCTTGCCAAGAAGTGAGTGAGCCATCTGTTGCTCTAGTTTGCGTTAGGAAAAGATTTGCTTTTCTCGGCATCCCCGTTACTACCTCAAGCTCTACTAACTTAGCAACTTCTCCTTCTATGAATACTCCGTTACCGATGTCTTGTTGGATTTTCTCTCCCGGTGCAAATCCTCTATTACCACCAATAATTTCTATGATATAACGTGCGCCGAATAGTTCCTCGAATTGATCAATGTCTGCTATTCCAGTCTCAAACATTTCTGAATTATACTCGAAGACTTCACACTGAAGCTCATAGACTGGAAGATCTTTCAACTGATAGAAAGGTCTTTCATGCTCAACAAACTGAATTTCAAACATAGTGTTAGAGAGTGGAAAATAAACGAGATC